GAACCAGCTCATTCAGCTATTTTTAATCGTAGAGTTGTTGGTGGTGAAATTATGATTGTAAACAAATATTTAATCAATGATTTTGAAAAACTTGGTATTTGGTGCGAAGATTTAAAAAATGAAATTATTATGAACGAAGGTTCAATACAAAATATAAATTTCAACAATTATTTAGACCCCGAAGAAAAAAATTATCAAAAAAAGGTAAAACGAGTTGAATTTTTAATTACAAAATATAAAACAATTTGGGAAATATCACAAAAAGAATTAATAGAAATGGCCGCAGAAAGAGCACCATTTATTGATCAGTCACAATCAATGAATATTTATATGTCAAATCCAACCTTATCAAGAATAACGTCTTCACATTTTTATTCTTGGGAAAAAGGTTTAAAAACACTCTGTTATTATGTTAGAACAAAGGCCATTTCAACAGGTGCTAAACATTTAGCTGTTGACATATCTAAAATAGAGAAACCAAGGATAACACCTGAACCACCAAAAGTAGATTTAATTTTAGATAAACCAACAGATTCACCATTTGAATGTTTTGGATGTTCTTCTTAAAAATAATATATGCCTGTATTAAATCATAATATTGAAAATTTTAAATGTTTGGTCAGAGTTTCTCATTTTACAAAAAAACCTGAAGACGTTAATAAGTTTCATAAAGCTTATGCTTTTGCGATACAATCAGTTTCGGGAAAAATATTAACGTTTCACGTAATGACTGATTATGGTATGTTAAGATCAAGAGTTCCGATTTCTGAAATATTCATGAACGAACCAAAAAAAGATATACCCTATCATTTCAAACAACTATGGGATTGTTTTTCCGAAAATGTTTCTGTAACTACTTATAACTTTCTTTATGAAAAAAAATGTCAAGTTATTTTAAAAGATGGTAATAAAATTTGGGCCGCTTATTTAACTACTGTTGACTGGTATAGAAATCCTTATTCTGACGAACCTTCAGATTATAAATGTGGTCATATTTTAATTGCCGATGATGGTTATTTATTATGTCAACCAAACAATAGAATATATTGGAAAGATTCCAATTGGGTTACAAATAAATTTCCAATAGAACCAAAACAAATTATGGTTGATACCGAATTACATTCCGTTGAAACATTGTCAGATAAATGGATTTCTGAGAACACAGATAGTTTTTATTACGAAATAAAAAAAACTTTCTAGTTTATGTATATTTATTTACATAATGGCGAACGGAACTACTTACGGAATAAATTTTCCATTTAGAGATTCAGTATTTGGTGATTATTTTGATCTTTCAGAAACAAACAATGAAGAAGTTAGAAGTAATCTAATTCATTTATTATTGACTAGAAAAGGAACAAGATATTTTTTACCAAATTTTGGGACTAGATTATATGAATATATATTTGAACCTATGGATGGTCCAACATTTTCTGAAATACAGGGAGAAATAAGGGAATCTGTACAAGAATTTATACCAAATTTAACGATAACAAACATTTCTGTAACTGACGCTTCGTCAGGGGAAGAAAATAAGGGGAGTTTTATTACAGAAGATGACACCAAGGTATTTAGAGTATCAAACATTTCTCAATTGGAACATACCGCAAAAATTAGAATAGACTATACAATTTCAGATGATGTATTTGATCAAAGTGATTTTGTAATAATTAATATATAATCATGGCAAATAAAAAAATATCATATACAACAAGAGATTTTCAACAGGTTAGGACTGAGTTAATTAATTTTACAAAGACTTATTATCCTGATATAATACAAAATTTTAATGATGCGTCAATATTTTCCGCATTAATTGATTTAAACGCTGCGGTAACCGATAATTTACAATTCAATATTGATAGAAGTATTCAAGAAACTGTTTTACAATATGCACAACAAAGATCTTCAATATACAATATAGCGAGAACTTATGGTCTTAAAATACCCGGACAAAGACCATCTGTGGCTTTATGTGATTTTTCAATAGTGGTTCCTGTTTTTGGTGATAAAGAAGATTTAAGATATTGTGGTATATTGAGGAGAGGTTCCCAAGTAAATGGTGGAGGACAAATATTTGAAACTGTTAATGATATTGACTTTGCTTCACCAACAAATTCGGAAGGTTTCCCAAATCGGGTTAAAATACCTAATTTTGATACAAACGACAAATTATTAAGTTACACTATTATTAAAAGGGAAACTGTAGTTAATGGAACTACTAAAGTATTTAAAAAAGTTATAACCGCTAACGATGTAAGACCTTTTTATGAGTTATTTTTACCCGAAAAAAATGTATTAGGGGTTACTAGTGTTATATTAAAAGATGGAACGCAATATGCAAATGTTCCAACAGTACAAGAATTTTTAGGTTTAGAAAATCGTTGGTATGAAGTTAAAGCTTTGATTGAGGATAGAGTTTTTATAGAGGATCCTACCAAACCATCAGACACACCATCAATAAAAGTTGGAAAATATGTATTAGTTACTAATAAATTTATTACAGAGTTTACACCCGAAGGATTTTTAAAAATGACTTTTGGTGGGGGTAACCAATCTTCAGAAGAACAATTAAGAGAGTTTGCTAAAAATGGATTTAAACTTGACCTATACAAGTATTCAAATAATTTAGCTTTAGGAAGTAGTCTTAAAGCAAACTCAACACTTTTTATACAATATCGAACAGGAGGTGGTATAAGTAGTAATGTTGGAGTTGGTGTAATAAATCAACTAGGTACAATATTTTTCTTTGTAAATGGTCCTTCAACTGCCACAAATACTACAGTAATTAATTCTTTAAGATGTAATAATGTAACCGCGGCTATAGGTGGGGCAAACTTTCCTACAATTGAAGAAGTTAGAAACTTAGTAGCATTTAATTTCGCAGCACAAAATAGAGCGGTTACAGTCAACGATTATAATTCATTAATTAGGACAATGCCATCTCAATTTGGGGCTCCGGCAAAAGTAACAATTACCGAAGAAAATAATAAAATAAAAATAAAAATGTTATCTTATGATGAAAACGGCGATTTAACAGAGGTTGTTTCTAATACTTTAAAAAGTAATGTTGCAAATTATTTATCGAATTATAGAATGATAAATGACTATATTTCTATAGAAAATGGAAGTGTTATTGATTTAGGTTTTATAATTGACGTAGTTTTAGATTCAACACAAAATCAAGGATCGGTTATTTCACAAATAATTAATATAGTTTCAGATTATTTTGATCCATTAAATTTACAAATGGGAGAAAATGTGAATATATCAGAAATAAGAAGGTTAATACAGAGTGAAAATGGTGTAATATCTTTGTCAAATATTTCAGTTTTTAATAAAATAGGTGGACAGTACTCATCATCACAAACATCACAAAGATATTCTAATTCTGAAACAAAAGAAATTGAATTAATTGATGATACAATTTTTTCAGAACCAAGTCAAATATATCAAATAAGATTTCCAAATAAAGACATAAACGTAAGAGTTAAAAATCTTAAAACGGTTAATTTTTCATAGTATTTAATGAATAAAAAAACAGAATCTTCAGTTAAGGTAGAAAAATTAATTGAGAAAATTATTAATGCTAACAACGAATATGAATATTTTGAACCGGTTGGACGGGGCCGCAATCGTTTGGTTAAAGTTAAATTGAAATTTGATAAAAAAACCAATATTGATGAAATTGATGATGAATTTATTGAAATAAATAATAAAATTTTTGGTTTATCAAACAGAATACCATATGGAACTAAATACTATGGTACAATTTATTTAAAAATAGTAGAAATAAAATATGTCGATGAAAATGGAAAATTTGTACATTTAAGTCTAAACGACTCTCTTTTTGATAGAGATTCGGATTTACGTGATATATCAGTTGATATAATAGATGTTTTAGAGAAATGGTTAGATAGAGATGTATTTTATTTTGATATTGATTTCTCACAATAATCTATTAAATATAAATTATGAATTCTTATAGGATAAAAACAAATGTAGGTATAGATAAATCTATTAAAGTACAAATAGATCAAGATTTTGAATTTTTAGAAATTTTATCCCTTAAATTATTACAAAGTCAAGTATATACCAGACAATGTTCAGATTATGGCGTTGTAGTTGGTAGAGTATCAATAAATAATGGTTTTGGATTACCTAATTGTAAAGTTTCAATTTTTGTACCACTAACTAATGAGGATGAATTAAATCCATTAATATCGGATCTATATCCTTATAAAAGATTGGACGATATAAATGAAGATGGTTATAGATATAATCTTTTACCCTATGAAAAATCATATAGTTCTCATAGTCCTACAGGCACTTTTTTTAGTAGAGAAGATATTTTATTGGATCAAACATTAATTGAGGTATATGAAAAATACTATAAATTAAATGCTGTTACTAATGAAAGTGGTGATTTTATGATTTTTGGAGTTCCTTTAGGACCTCAAACTATTCATTTAGATTTAGATTTATCCGATATTGGTGAATTTTCTTTAACTCCGCAAGATTTGATAAGGACAGGATTGGCTACGGAAATTCAAGTTTCAGGGACAAAATTTAAAACATCAAGTAACTTAAACTCACTACCACAAATTGTAACTATTAATAAAATAGTTGAAGTAGATCCTTTTTGGGGTGAAGAAGATATTTGTAATTTGGGTATTACAAGGGTTGATTTTGATCTATCTTCAGAATTGAATATTACAATCGAACCTACAGCAACATTTATGGGTTCATTGATTACCTCAAATGATGATTATTTTCTCAAAAAAAATTGTAAACCAAGAAATAAACTTGGAGATTTGTGTCAATTAAATGTTGGTCCTGGTGAAATATTGGCGATCAGACAAACAATTAATTTAGATAGTGAAGGTAGACCAATATTAGAACAATATGTTTTGGATGAATCAGGTCAAGTTATTGATGAAAATGGCACTTGGGTTGTTGACCTTCCTATGAATTTGGACTATGTGGTTACGAATGAATTTGGAGAAAGAGTACTATCTAATGATCCAAAAGTAGGAGTCCCAACAAGGGCAAAATATAGATTTAAAATAAAGTATAATCAATCACCATCATTGAGTGAATCAACAAAAAGAGGTTATTTTTTAGTTCCAAATGTTAAAGAGTGGGGATGGGTGGATACAGACGACGACCCTTTTAATGATGGCGGAGCAAACGAAGAGGCGGTTACAAAGTCTTATGCGTTTAGTTTGGATTGGGCTGATTATGGAAACACGGGAACTACTTTAGGCCAAAAAATGATTCAAGAAGCTATTAGTTGTGAAGATAGATTTTATCCTATGACCTATAATAAGGTTTATACTGTTTCACAAATGATAGATTTTTTTAGATATGGTTATAATCCACAAAAAGGTACTATAATTAAAAATATTTTAGACTCAGAATGTGAAAGCGAAACAAATAAATTTCCAACTAATGACTCGTTTCAAAGGTTTGATTTTTTATATTTTATATTTTCTTTTTTTATTTTCATATTTAAACCGATTTTATATCTTGTAATAACTTTAGTTCATATTTTAGGTTTTCTTTTAAAATTTATTTTAGGCCCAATAATTGCTCTATTAATTTTTTCATTACTACCTTTATTATTCACTATTTGTCTTATAGTAAGTGTTTTTAGTAAAAAAATAACCGCAAAAGATTGTGCAACCACATTTAATCCAGGAGTGGCTTTGCAGGCGCTTAATCTTTGGAAAAAATTTACAAATATACAAGTTCCTAATTTATCCTATCCTGATTGTGAATTTTGTTCTTGTAAAGAAGGACAACAAGTTGGTGATGGTGGAGATTCTAACCCATTGAATGAAGAAACAGACGCGGCTATAGAAGAATATGGTGCATATAGTTATTTAAGTTTATTAACAGAGCCAAGTTCTTATACGTATGATGATCCTATTGGTTTTATAATGGCGGGAGAACCCGACAGAGCTCCACAAATTTACGGCCAAAATGGAGATGTTGGTAGTGGTATTACTCAATTTTTTTCAACCAGTTTAACATTAGCGGAAAGAATAAATCTATTTAACACAAAGGCAAAATATTTCGATGATACTTTCAGTTTCAATCCTGGAGGTGCAGTGAACAGAATTAGAGTACAATTTAATGTTGATCAAAATCCTGGTAAACATCACTATGATAACACTGTTGTGGTTTTATGCAGAAATTGGGTTTTAGATAAACTCACACCCGGCACTATTGTAACATTCCAAGAATGTAGTAAATCAAAAGATTTGAATATTAAGAGTGCTACAACAAATGTTTATGGGACTAACTCAATAACAGGTACTCCTATAAATTTAGCTAATAATGTAACTATACAATATGCTAATCCAAGTGGATTAGGTAATACAAGTGTTGTATATTATATTACAGGATCTACCGAAGACGCTTTGTATGCAAAATACCCTATTGATATAGAGTATTTTCAAGTAGTCACCGCAATGACTTATAATAATTATAAAAGTTTACAAGGTAATACAAATCCATTACCATATACATTATATAAAAGATTTTTAAATAATGATATTGAATTTTATGCTGTAACAAATGTTGGACTATATTTGGAATCTAATGTATATCCTATACCTTTAGACAACTTTGAAGATCCGATAGATAAAAAAACTGGAGATGATCAAGTGGTTGTTTTTTTGGTTAGAGGAGTTGATCCATACTCAACAAGAACTAAAGTTTCATATGATCTTAGTTTATTATTTGGTTATAATGAAGATTCTGGTAGTGTTGTAGTAACTGGCGATTACAAATTAAACATACCAATACAAGGAGGAGTGACACAGACACAACCTTTTGATTCTTATAAAGCCGTAGAACATGACTTGATCCAGAATAATTTTCCAGATTCTACTGGAAAATATCTTTATTATCCATCTTTTCATTTTGAACTTTCACCACAACAATTTAGTGGATTCACTTCAGATTTACCATATTATTATTCTTGTTTACGTAATGATTTAAATACTTTTCAACCACTTTTAAATGACTCACAATATGATTTGGAAGATGTAGCTGGTGGTTTTAATGGGGTAGTTATTACCGCAATTGAACAACCTAACGCACCGAAAAATAGATTTCTATATGAAATAGATATTAATAGTACAATAACTTTTAATATTTCACCGAATCCTTATAGGAATTATTTACAAAATGAAATAGTTGATGGGGGGTCTTTTATGTATATGGAAATAAATCCAGTAATACTTGGTATACCAAAAATCACATCCATCTATTACGCCCCTTCTTACAAAAGTATATCAAATACAATTATTCCTTTACCCGAAATAGATTTTAGTTTTGCGGCAACTAGTAAAAGAATTATAATGAGGTCAGACAGTTTACCAACTTCAACTGAAGAAACATTATTTGGACGAAATAGTTATGCCTTACAAAATAACCAAAAATTAAGTTTTTTTATTGTAGATGATAATGGTTGTAGTCAAAATTTAGGTACAACATTAGATACACCCAATTTTAACGGACCTAGTGACGCACTAACAGGAGAAACACCTTTGGTTGGAAGTACTATATTACAATCATTTGAATGTGGAAATATGGTGCCATTAGGGTGTTATGATACCTCAGATAGTACTACTTGTCCAGGAACTTCTGAATTAATTATTTTGCCTGAAGATGATAAATGTTGGGGTAATGGGACTGGAGATGATGAAAAAATAATGGTAAACGGATGTTATGTTTTTGTTACAAATTTATTATTATCTTTACCTAAAGATTTAGTATTATTAACCGAATGGACATCTAGAGTACAAATAACTTTTGCGGCTTGCAGGAATATATGGTCACATATATTCACCAATAATTGGATTAATGGTACTTTGTTTGCTTACGCAATAAAAAATAAAGTTTTATTTACTTCACCGACAAGTCAAAACCCAAATCAAGCTTCTTCAAATTACTGTACTAAAACAGTAATATTACACCCACCAACTAATAATTTTTATTATAGAAGCAGCCCATATAAAGATGGTGTTGGTTTCATTGGAGCTGAAAGAATAAAGGACTTTTTTAATTCTTTGAGTATTGATTATGGTGGTAATAAATTGAATTTAAAAACACCAACAACCATTTTGGACATGGGGCCAAAAGTAGATTATTTACAAGAAATTATTTTTTCTGATGAATATGATGGTTATATAATGAATAAATTAAAATCAACCACATTTAATGACGTAAGTGAAATTTTAAATCTTTTAATAATTTCAAGACTATCTAGTAAAAGTTTTATTGGTTTACTAATTGGTGGTGGTAATGTTGGACAGTTTTTTAGTAGGGGGATTAAAAGAGTTGATGCTGATTATGCGCAAATGATATCAATAAGTTCTGAGTTAGGAATACAGTCTTTTGAAGCCGAAGATTATCCTGATAATCCTGGTTGTGAACAAGATCCAATTTATTATAATGGCGCAAATGCTCAAAAAGGTGTTATGGGAATATTTTTCTCATCGGACACTCAATTAAGAGATTTTGTAACACCAAAAAGAACAATAATTAGCCCAAATGTTGAGATAACCGATGATTGTGCTTTCAGCAATTTTAATGTTTTTTCTCAAGAAGTACCATTTTATCAATGGGAAATAAAAGAGGAAGACCCCGATAGTGATAGTATTTTTGGATCACAAAAAAATGAGTGGTATACGGAGTATATTACAAGTCCAATTTTCTTTAGCGAAAGATATCAATCTTTGGATAGACTATTACAAAGTTCAAGATATTTTAGAACTGATACATCAAATATAACAAAATATTTTAAAGGTTATATATATTCAGTTAATCCAGACGGGACTTTATCCGCAGAGGTTGGAACAATTGCTCAAAATAGTTCTCCTCTTGGGCGAGTTATAACAGTTGGGGCTCCTTTCCATTTTTATTTTGGTTTGAGGTCTGGAAAATCGGCATTTGATAGATTTGCAAAAAAATACCTTGATTTTGAAAACATAATTGATTAAATGAGTTACGAAAACATATCAATATTATTGGGTTCTTTACGATATAAATCGGCACCAAATGTTGATTTTTCTTTAAAAGTCCCTTTTTATCAAAACAATAAAGAAATTATTGAGTTTGAACGAAATATTGATGTTAATTTAGAACAAGTATATTTTGATGAAAGACAAAAATCCACAAAATTTAGACCAACAAGTAAATTTCAGATTATTTTTAAGAATTCATATTCAGGTTATACAGATTATAAACCATTTAGAAATAATTTATATTATTTAGATTCACAAAATAATGCTAAACTTTCTTGTGAAAATGGTGTTGATAACGTTAATTGGGTGGGTTTACCACAATATAATGAGTTTGATTTTATCAGGACGGATAATAACTTGCCCGGATATACCCAACAACCAAATCAACATTTAATTTTTGAATCAGAAAGCGCTTCAACATATAATTGGAATTTTTTCTTAAGTTATCCTTATAGTTCTACTACGGCACAAACTATGCAAGTCTTTTTTAAAGATGACCCGTCTACAGTTTTTACATGGAATTGTTCTGACGGATTACCATTCATAATTAAAAGAACTGTAATTGGGGGTAACAAATTAATTTCATTTAAATGTCCTGTAAAACATGGATTGTATTTGAATGATTTTGTTGAGTTAAGCATTTCATATGATTCTAAAAATATATTTAAAATATATTCATTTGGATTAGAGGAATATGGAAATGAAGAATTTGTTTTTAATTTATATGATGTTGGATATACCGGTAATACATTTGACGATTTAACAAAGGGGACTTTTAAAAGGGTTATTGATGATCAAAATATTGAGGCGACAAAATCTAATTATTATGTAAAAAAACATAAAATATTAACAGATGTAAATGATGCGGTTCTTGTTAAAGCAGGATTTGAATTAAATATTTTTGGTAAAAAAAGTAAATATGAAAGTTCGGCATACACACCAAATAAAATTTCAAGAATTTCAACAAAAGAGGATTCAAAATCATATACTCTAACTTTTAACACCGACTTGGATATCAACGGGTTGTTAGATAATCAAAAAAGACCATTAACCGAAATATTTTACACTGTTTTATGGAAAGGTTATTTTGGTTGGACAAATGGATTAAAAAAAGGATGGAATTTTAATTTACCCCTTAATCCCACAACCAATTTGCCCAATTCTTGGTGGGCAAACCCTAATTCAAATACAAATTTTACTATTAATACTTGGAATAATCCACCAAACACAGAAACATTTAAATATGTTGAATCCTTAAAAAAAGGAGATGTTATTGATGGCGATTATTGCGAATGGAATAGTGTTTCTCAAAATGAAAGAGTAATATCAAATCTTTTTTATAAATTTACATTTAATCCTTTAGTTTTTAATAATAGTAATACTGATTTTGGTTATTATTATCAAACACATTATCCATTAACTATAAGAGTTTTTTCAAATTATATAGAAACAGGAACTCGAGCAGAAGTTGAGGGTATTCCAGATTATGCGCAGTTTTCAAAACTTAATAATGAATTTTTATGGAGAGATATTTATGAATATGGTTATTTTGACGAATCAAATCGGGGGGTAAATTATCCCTTTTTAAACGGTCAACATTATCCATATAAAGATATTACATTTAGAATTATACCTGAAGGTAGTAATTATACAGAAATAAATGTAATATTCGAACCAATAATAGATTTTTGTGAATAGTTTTAAAACTACACTACCATTAGCTAATGACAAATACATTAATATTCCATTTGAAATAAAATGGGATTTTTACGGTAGGGACGATAGTATCGATCAATATCAAGAAAAAGTAGTAGAAGAAATTATTGGAGTTCCAAAAGATTTTGAGATACTTAGATTTAGTCATGAAAAATGGGATTCAGGATTACAACAAACAAATGGGGACACTATTTTTAAAACCCAAATAGATTATAACTTTTATTTTTTTAGTGGAAATCCAAATAGTGTTACAGCAGCGACCTCGAACAATTGGGTAACCAGTTATTTAGATAATAGTTATTCTGGTTTTTTACCAACTCAACTTTACTACTATAATAAACAATTCACTAAATCTTTTTTTAAATTAGATTTTTATGATACTAATACAGGTGCAACACAAACAAATTACATAACGGTAATTTTACCTGTACAACAGGGTGGTGTTGAAAAAACATCAATAAGTCAATATTTAAACAACATAGATGTTAAAAAACCAACATTTTTATTAGATTTTGTTGGGGCAAATAAAGAAGGATTTTTTATTTATTGGTTAAGAAAAAAAAATTTTATCAACATAGATACTTTTTATGTGTCTGCAAAGTTTTTTGATGCAAGAGTTGGGGAATTCATAAGAATGATGGTTGTGCCACAATCTATTTTACCAACAAACAAAAAATTCTCTTTTAATGAAAGCAATTTTTTTTATTATAAAGTTGTTTTTGATTATGATAAAAAAACATATAGATATTATTCCGCAACCGATACAAATAACACTAATAGATTAGGTGATGGAACACCCATATATTGGTATGAATATGTTAATCCAAGTTAAATGAACGAAAGAATTAGACATATAAAAATTTCACCGGAGTTTATAAAAAATAAAATTTTTAAAGTAACTTATAATGCTGGTGAAGAAACCACAGTAATTAAAGATGAGTGTTGTGATACAACCACATCAACCACTGTTAATTTAACTGGAACAGCATATGTATATTCTTCCATGACTCAATTATTGAGTGGTGGAACAAATGGAACATCCTTACTTACTGGCTTAACTATTCCATTTGTACTATCTGAAAATTATGTAGATATAGGTTATTATTCTGTATTTGATGGGTTTATTTTACAAAAAGAAGTTATGAACAACTTCATTTTTTCTGCCAAAACACCAACAACATATTATTTTTATAATACCTCAGATCAAGAATTTAAAAAATATTTGGAATTTTCTAATTACATGATAGATTGGGGGGACGGTAGCCCACTACAATCTTTTGATAATAGGGCTCCAAATTATTACCAACACACCTATATTCAGCCAAGCTCGGGACAAATTGTCAGGACAATAAGTGTTTCGGGTATGAGTCCTTGGGGATGGAATATAGTTAAGAAAAATGTTTATGTTCCTTTTACAGGTATAACAATTGATAATCCTAATGGTGAGGCCTTTTTTTATCCTATGGGAGGTAATTGGTCTGCAACACCAATTTCTTATGATTATATTTTTTCTGGGGACTCAGAATGCGTACTTCCTGACCCTTATTTTGATGAATACCAATCAATACCTTTTATAATAACGGGTTTTACAAAATCATCAATAAATGATCTTCAAGTTTACGGTAAAACCTCAACATTAACTCAAGGTAAGTTCAAGCCAAATGTGGAGATTAATATTGAAAACAATATAAAAGGTAAATTTTTAGGTGTAATTGACGACAATGTAAATGTTTATACTATAAACGATATAATGTATTATGATTACCCCGATGGAACTACTCTGTTTGTTTTAGAAACATCAGGATTAACATCTCAAGAAATAGTTTGCTCGGCAATTACTAAAGATGAAGTTTTATTAAATGTAATTGATCAACCTCAAGTATATTCAAATGTTTATGTAGAACGAGGTAAAAATTCTGGATTAGAATCAACACAAAGATTAGGTGAGATTGATAATATTGGTGACTTGGAAAAATACGGTTATAAATTTTTTACTATAAAAAAACTTTAAAATAAATATTTATTAAAAAAACTTAGTTCTATGGCGGTTGGTACATACGGTAATATAAGACCTGCGGATTGTTCTCCCGAAGATATGGAGGTGATATTAAATTATACCCCATCAAGAGACGAAACTGATAATTTTGTTCTAACAAGATTAAATTCTTTATCGGTTATTAAACCTTATTTTAATAATAATGAAACAGGAGGATTTCCAAATGTTGAAATATTGGGTGGTCTTTATAATTTAAGATTACCGACAGAACAGTTTAATAGGTTGGGTATCTATACTGTTTATATTAGACCCGTACAAATAAGAACAACGATTTTGGATTGCGGAGTTTTATCTGCCCTACCAAATGTTAGGGGTTTAGTTATAGATCTAAATTCTGTTCCAAGTAACTACAGAAATAAATTTGTTAACCAAGGTTTAGTTGGTTTTAGGATTGAATATCTTAATTCTGATGGTACAAAAATACCAAATTTTTATAGATTAATAACTTCATCTTTTTTTTGTGAACCCGTAGTACAAAATTTAACTAATACTTCATCTAAAGCAATAAGATATAGATATACGGATACAAATACCAATCTTATTTTTTGTACTTTAACACCCTCATCCGCACCGTCTAATAAACCAAACGCAATACCATATATTGGGCAACCAAACCAAAATATCATAGTAACAAATACGTTTTTTAATCCAATATCAATAGACATTGAAATAGTCGATAATGATATTTCAACATTAGCGATAGCGTTATTTGGAAATCAAACCAAATCTATGGAGGATGGAATATATACAATGTATGATAGTAATAATAATATATTCAAACAGTATAACTTATATGAAGTCAGAGATGGGTTTAATAAATTATTATTTGAGGTTAGGGAAGATAGAAACAATAACATAGACTTCAGTAAAAACTTTACGAATATAACTGAATAATGGCGATAAAAAAATATACCTGCCCACCACAAAAACCATCTGGAGAACGCACATTCTCAGATAATTTAGTTGGGTTACAGTTAACCCAAGGAGGCGGGTTAACACAAGGTAATTTTGAATTTACAGAAAGTATTACTGAAAAAAGTAATAGAAATTTTATAACTGGAATATTTTCAGACCCAATAAATTTAGATTCATTGGGAATATTAACAATAAATGAATCGAAAACTATTGTTGAAAATAATTTTAAAGTTTATCCTAACTTTGATTTATCCGAAGTAACAAATTTCACCTTATTTGGTTCTATGGTAAAAAGAATGGAAACATCCATTCAAAAAATAATTAATTATTTTCCAGCCGCAATTGTTTCAACATATTTAGGTTCAAATTACAAAAAAGGACCTACCGCTAATAACATTGTTTATAATCCAATTATGGATGAAACAAGTTTTGAATTAAATGTCTCAAGACTTAGAAATCCTTTTGAAATTGATTTTACAATAAATTCTACAAGAAATTTAAGTTTAAAAGAAATTGAGGTATCTGAATTAAGAAATTTAACGGTAAATTTTGCAAAATATTCTCTCTATCTAAATAATCAAGAATATGTTTTAACTTATTTAATTCCTACTCAATCATTGAGTAGTGGAACTTTAAAAATATATGTTTCAGGTAATCCTTTTTCAGGTTTATCTATATTTTATAGTGATTTGGTTATTAGACCAAACGACGCTGAAGTAAATGTATCCTTTAACGAAAACTTTGATGAGGTTGAAGATTTTTTATTAAATAGAAGTCAAACACCTATTTATACCGCATCTTTTAATGTGCCTAGACAGAATGAGGATGGAACATATTATGTTGGAAAAGATCTTGTTACGTGGCCACTTTATGATGTGTGGAATTTAGATATATTGACCGATAGTTTTGAAAATTATCTCACAAAGATAAATGATATATCTGAAAATTTTGATTCATATAGAACAAATTTAGTTTCAAGGTTTTTAACAACAGGCGCTTTTAAAGATTTTGATACGGAAGATCGTAAAATGGAAAAAGTTTTACAGATTTATGGTCGTAGTTTTGATGAGACTAGAAAATATATAAATGCTTTGGCATATATGAATTCCGTAAACTATAATACCGGAAATGATATCCCATCACAATTATTAAAAAATTTGGCTCAGACATTGGGTTGGAATACAAATATATCTCCAATTACAAATGATGATTTTTTAAATTCAATTTTTGGTAGCGGAAACTATACAAAATCAAATTTTACGGGTGTTGGTAATGCTCCGACACCAGATGAATTAAATATACAATTTTATAAAAATGTTGTTTTAAATGCTTCTTGGCTTTTTAAATCAAAAGGTACAAGAAAATCAATTGAAACTTTAATGAGATTAATTGGTGCGCCAGAATCTTTGGTTGAATTTAATGAGTATGTTTATGTGGCGGATCAAAAAATTAATATGGCCGATTTTAACCAACAGTTTGCAAAAATATCTGGAGGTACATATGCCAAAGAAACACCTGTATTAGATCCTACCGACACTTTTACAATCTATGGTGATGAATTTACAGGGTATACAACCCAAATTACCTATACTGATGTTAGTATAACGATAGATGAATACCCAATTGATAGTCAAGGTTATCCGCAAACTCCACCTGATACTGAAAATTATTTTTTTCAAATAGGTAGTGGTTGGTTTGAACAAACACCAGATCATAGAGCGCCAGAACAACCTGATTTGACTAATAGTGTTTTTACAGGGGCAAATCCAAATTATCAAACTACTCTAATACCATATACATATGGACAGGTTTATTTAGATAGATTTAGAAAGTTGCCATATACTAATTTGGGTTTTGAACTAACGCCAATTGTTGATAACAAAAAAAGTTGGACAAATAGAGATAATGGTTTGAGAGAAAATTATGATGGTAATTTTTATGCAAGATATGAAACTTCTGATGATAGATTAGTTTTAAATGTGAAAAACGTGGATTTATTTATGAATCCTGCACAAGGTTTAGTGTACGATGTTTGGTATATGTCTAAAGAATTTAATTTCCCTATACCTAATCAAGGTTTGAATTATGTGGCACCAACAAATTGTGTACCTAATCCATATTCTGAATATCCAAAAAAAGGTGGGGTAGATTGGACTGAAATAGATCCAAAACCCGCTCAAACAACTTTTTTTGAATTTGCTCAAACTTTTTGGGTTAACATGATTAATGTTAGGAATAGACAATTTGCCGGCAATGGAAAAACAATGGGGTATCCAACTTTAGAATCAATTTACTGGAAATATTTAGAATCACAAAATTTAGCTGGAGTCCAAAACGATAACTTTAACTACAATACAATGATTCAGTATGTTAAAGGTTTAGGTGATTATTGGGTTAGATTAGTTGAACAAATGATTCCCGCTAGTACAATTTGGAATACTGGTGTAAAATATGAAAATTCCGCTTTTCATAGACAAAAATTTGTTTGGAGAAGACAACAAGGGTGCCAATTAGAACCAATACCTTGCACACCTTGTGAAGCCAATGGAGATTTTTTTCCTGATATATGTCCTACCCAATCTGTTGAATGTGAAAGATATCCTGGTACTGGTGATCCCGATATTTTAAATTTTGGTACAATTTTATCAGATTTTGTTACTGATGAAGTGCCAACAGAATTAACAAATTGTGAGTTAGACACCATGACAAGTCAATGGGTTGTTGAAATTGTTTTTGATAATTCTTTAGTTAGTTCTTTTGTTTTCTTTAATGGGGTTGGATTTAATACACCTGATGTAAGTTATCCAAATCAGTCAGACTGGGATTACGGACTATCAAACGCTTTACAATCTTTAAATTCTCTTGGTTTATCTTACTATTACACTATCGACAATAAAGTTGTAATATATAACTTACTATGTTCAGAATCTAAAAGAGGTTTAAATTTTTTAATAAGATTAAAAATAAATTTTGATATATATTGTAATAAATAATGCCAACAATTGATTATATTTTAAATACTACCGGGGATTGTACAAATAATAGTTCTGGCGCTTTTAATATAAATATGTTTGGGGGTAGTCCGGCCTACACATTAATTTGGGAGACTCCAAGTTCATTGGCGGGTACCTTCGAGGATTTTGGTGTCGGGAATAATTCACCTGTCTACGGTTTAGGATCATTATCGGCAGGAACATATAGTTTTTTTGTTAAAGACTCAAGTCCATATAACAACGGGGTATTAGTAACTTTTTATATATCTAGCGGAACTTGCGTTAGTTTTACAAAACAAAATACAATTTGTGGTTTAAATAACGGATCTATAACAGCGCAAACTCAGAATTTTTATAGTAACGCCTCTTTTTACCTATATAATTTAAATGGTTTAGTTAGTTCTGCGGTGAATATATTAAATAACCAATTTATTTTTAATTCACTGAGTGCTGGAACTTATTATGTGATAGCAAATGATGGGGGTGGTTGTACAGGAAAAACAGAATCTTGTGTTATTAAAAGTTCTACCACATTTGATTACGGTTTCTACATAATCGATCAAACACCATGTAATAGTGATCCACCTGGAACTGGATTTGGTAAAGTTTATATAACAGGACTTACAGGATCGGCACCATACACTTATTTGTGGAATAATGGTGAAACAACCAGTTCTTTAATAGATTTAACAAATGGTAGTTATTCAGTTACTGTAACAGATAGTACAGGTTGCGCAGTAACAAAAACCGCTCAAGTTGGACTTGTTTCGCCACCTGGAGTTGGTAGTGTTCAAGTTTTACAACAACCAAGTTGTTTTAATTCAGATGGTCAAGTTAAAGTTATAATAACTGGTGGAACTTCACCATATTATATTTCAGGGTCTACAGGAGAATCTGACACTATTTTAACTAATAATTATACATTTACAAATGTTCCGGCAGGAATATTTTATTTCATGGTTACCGACGCCGGATTGTGTAAATTTATATCTAATGTTACATTATTTTCACCACGTAGTTTCAACATTGTATCAATAAGAACTACTAATTCAAATTGTAATGACTTTGGAGGTAGAATAGATGTAATAATAAATGGCGGAACACCGGTATTTACATATGAATTAACAGACAGTTTAGGAGATACTCAAACTCAAGTTACAAACAGTCCATCCGTTCAATTCAATAATCTTACAAGTGGAATTTATACACTTACGATATCCGATGCTGGAGGATGTGATTATACAAACACTTACGTAATTAATAATACACCACTTTTTAATCTTGAATTATATACCACTGGGACAACATGTGGTCAAGAAAATGGGGCGGTAAAATTAGAAGTTTCAGGTACATCAGGGCCTTTTCAATATCAACTAACAGGCGAAAATATCATTACAGGTTCTTTTAGTTCTTATACGTATACCGGATTAAGTTATGGTACATATACCGCTAGTGTTACTGAATTATCATCAGGTAATAGATGTAATGTTAGTGAAAATGTTTTGGTTGCGTCATCAACAACAGTAGGTTTTGAATTATACCCTATTGATACAGTATTAGGTAGTGATGGCGAAATATGGGTATTTGTTACCGCAGGTACTCCAACATTTACTTATAATTGGTCATCTAATGTTAATGGACAAACATCTAGTCATGTTACAGGATTAACCGCCGGAACATATTCATTAACTGTAACAGACATTTCTGGTTGTAGCCAAACAGGTACTGTTATAATAGGTGGAAAAAACAGGTATACCAGCACAAATTATTTTATAAGTTGTGAAAATACATTTACTGAAAGTGGGGTTATACAAAAAGGGCCTCAACAAATGTTATTGGAGGGATATAAAGATTTAACTAGCGGTGACACAAACTGTATTTTAAATTTTGCAATTTTTACATTAGAAACTATTGTAAGTGGTGAAAGTAAAACTTCTGAATTTTTTACGGCAAATACATTGTCAGAATACCCTACAGAATTTCAATTAATAAATGAAGTTACGAGTTTAATAGAATCATACGATTATATTGATGAAGTAAAAATTGATCTTATAAATAACACAATAAATATTAAAACAGATTGTAATCCTAATTTTCCTCTTTCTGATGTTGGTGTTGAAGTAGATTTATCAATAGATTATGACATATCTTGTGAAAGTTGTGGATTTATTGGTGGAATTATTTTAAATAGTTTTGATATCGAGTGTGATTGTGATGACGGTGGTTGTATAAGAGGAAATTTTGAATATAGTGCTATTACCAATTATTCAGTAACAGGAGGAAGTGGATCTTACATGTTAATGTATTCAGGCGCTTCAGGATGGTTTAATTTATATCCATTTGCGGGATTATCACCAAACGGAACAACAACCACAACAATTCCAAATATACTAAATGGAACTAATTTAAATGACACATATAATTTTAAAATTATTGATACTGTATATGGTTATGAGTCAAATGTAATATCAGATAATGTAATAGGTTGTATTTCATTTATTACTTTGTGGAGAACATCTAATACTGATGGAACATCAACAGTAAGTGGTGATTTACAATTACCTTTGATAAGTACTGGTACGTATAACTTTACTGTTTATTGGGGTGATGGAAATAGTGATACTATTACAACGTGGAACGATCCATTAACATTACACACATATGCCTCTCCTGATGATTATATAGTTAAAATTGTTGGTCAGATAGAAGGTTTCAAATTCTCAGGTAGTTCAAATAATGATAAAGTTAAATTATTACATGTTAACAGATGGGGTCAAGTTTTATTGGGTAATGATGGGGCTTATTTCAAGGGGGCTAATAACCTAACATTATCAGGTACTGTTGATTATCCTTCATTATCAGGAACAACCAATCTTGATGAAATGTTTATGAATTGTACTAGTTTAGTCACAATAAATAACCCAAGTTTATGGGATTTAAGTAATGTAACTAGTATGAATGATATGTTTAGAGGAGCAACATCCTTTAATCAAAATATAAATTCTTGGAATATTTCAGGAGTTACAGGAATGTCTGGCACATTCAGATCCGCAACTTCGTTTAACCAACCTTTGAATAGTTGGGACACATTTAATGTAATTAATTTAGATGAAACATTTAGAGATGCCAGTTCTTTTAATAAAAATATAAATTCTTGGAATATTTCAGGAGTTACAACTATGGTAGGAACATTCCAATCGGCTATAGACTTTAATCAACCTTTAAGTGGTTGGAATGTTTCAAATGTAACTGATATGAGTAGAACATTCTTTGGTGCAGAAGACTTTGATCAATCAATTAACAATTGGAACGTGTCAAATGTTACCACAATGTACAGAATGTTCAGAGCGGCAACATCATTTAATCAACCATTAAATTCATGGCACAATAAAACCTCTGGTGTAACAAACATGAATGAAATGTTTACAGGGGCAAAGGTATTTAACCAAGCAATAGGATTTTGGAATACGTCAAATGTAACAGGTATGAGTCAAATGTTCTTTAGTGCGGAGGATTTTGATCAAAATCTTAATTTATGGATAACATCTGCGGTTACAGATATGGACGGTATGTTTAGAAATACTCCATTTAATCAACCATTAAATAATTGGGATGTTTCGAACGTCACCGATATGAGTTATATGTTCTATAGTGCTCAGTTATTTGATCAAAATATTAATTCGTGGTCTACTTCGGCGGTTACGGATATGAGTTATATGTTTGTAAGTGCTGGAACATTTAATCAACCATTAAATAGTTGGGATGTTTCAAATGTTACGGATATGAGTTATATGTTTGAAAGTGCTAAATTATTTAATCAACCATTAAATAGTTGGGATGTGTCTAGTGTTACTTCATTTGAAGAAATGTTCAGAAATGCTGAGGATTTTGATCAAGATATAGGTTCTTGGATTATAAATAATATTGCATCGACAAGTTTTTATGGTATGTTTATATCCGCAGCAACATTTAATAATGGAGGTAGTCCATCAATAAGTGGTTGGTCAGTCTCAGCAATAACATCGCCAAATATGAGTTATATGTTCTCAGCATCAACACAATTCAATCAAGATTTAAGTAATTGGTGTGTTGTAAATATTCCAACTAAACCTATCGGATTTGACACAGGTACGAATAATTGGGCTGGTGGAACATCGACTAGACCACAATGGGGTAATCCTTGTTAATTTTTTTTTGAAATAATTACTTTTAAAAAAAAACATTTATAATATAAAAAAATAACTATTAAATAATGAGTAAAATCTTCATACAAATAGCATCTTATAGAGATCCAGAATTAATTAAAACAATAAAAAGCGCAATAGATAACGCTAAAAGACCAAAAAATTTAATCTTTGGTATTGCAAGACAATATCATCCAGAAGATGGTTTTGATAATTTAGATGAATATAAAGGAGATAAAAGATTTAGAATTTTAGATATAATCTATACAGATTCAAAAGGAGTTTGTTGGGCTAGAAATCAAGTTCAACAGTTATATGAAGGTGAAGAATACACACTCCAAATTGACTCTCACATGAGGTTTGAAAAAAATTGGGATGAAGAGATGATTAAGATGGTAAAACAACTACAGAAAAAAGGTTATAAAAAACCTTTATTAACTGGATATGTTTCTTCATTTGATCCTGATAACGATCCTGCTGGAAGGGTTAAAGAACCTTGGAGAATGGTTTTTGATAGATTTATTCCTGAATCACCCGTTTTCTTTTTACCTGAAACAATTCCAAATTGGAATAAGTTAAAAGAACCAATACCCGCAAGATTCTATTCAGCTCATTATTGTTTTACATTGGGAGAATTTGCCAAAGAAGTACAACATAATCCTGAATATTATTTTCATGGTGAGGAAATTTCAATTGCGGTTAGGGCTTATACCCACGGATATGATTTGTTCCATCCACATAAAGTTCTTATTTGGCATGAATATACAAGAAAAGGAAGAACAAAACAGTGGGACGATGACAAACAATGGGTTGAGAAAAATAATAAATCACATCTTTTAAATAGACAATTATTTGGTATGGATGGTGAAGAACAAAAAGGTCATGATGGTCCTTATGGATTTGGTACTGAAAGAACTTTGAGAGATTATGAAAAATATGCCGGTCTTCTTTTTTCAAAAAGAGCAATACAAAAACATACTTTAGATAAACAATATCCACCAAATCCTGTTATTGAAGATGAAGAAGAATGGTTAAATAGTTTTACATCAATATTTAAACATTGTATTGACATATACAAACAACAAGTACCTGAGCAAGATTATGATTTTTGGGTTGTTGCATTTCACGATAAAAATGATGAAACGTTATATAGAAAAGATGCGGATAAAAATGAAATTGCAAGTATGATGAGAGATCCTGACGGATATTGTAAGGTTTGGAGAGAATTCCAAACTGTTGAAAAACCAAAGTATTGGGTTGTATGGCCATATTCTGAATCTAAGGGATGGTGTGAGAGAATAACCGGAAATCTATAATTATTGATTCAATATGAAAACTTTAATAATAACCTCAATATATAATAATTTATGGGGGACTAAATTCGGAGGTAGACCTAGTAGGGAGGCTCATTATAAATTAAGTTTATTAAATATATTAAATTTAGAAGCATATAAATTTATATGTTTCACTTCACCTGAAGAATTATCAAACCTTGAAAATTTTTATTATGAGGAGCATAATATCTCTAGAGATATATTAGAATTGATACCATTCAATTTAGAAGATTCTAAATACTATGATAAAATTGATTTAATAAAAGATTATGAGTGGATTAAAACTATTGATAGATGTCATGAAATTCAATATAACAAATTTTTTTGGTTAGAAAATATAGATAACTTATCAGACTACGAAAAAGTTTATTGGTTTGATGCCGGACTATCACACGGAGGTTTATTTCCCGAAGAATATTCATTCGGAGATTCTTACATAAAACACTACAACTTCAACTTATTCAACAAAAAATATTTGGAACATATAAATAAACTCACAGACGACGGTAAATTTTTAATTGTTTCTAAGAATAATACTGGAAGATTTTATTGGAGTCAAACAGTACCTCCAAAATATTATAACGAATATAATAACACCAAACATATTATAGGTGGTTTTTTTGGTGGTGATTTAAATTCATTTATCAAAATAAAAAATAAATTTGATGATTTACTTACAACTTTGTTGGAAAATGAAAAATATTTATATTATGAAGAGTTAATAATGTCTTGTTTATATCAGAACAATTTAGAAGATTTTATAACATTAGAATTTGACGATTGGTATGACAGAGATAATTCGTCAAATTTGGGTGAAAAAACAATTTTCTTTTATAATATATTTGAGATAGAAAAAAAACCAAAAACTTGTGTTTCTACTATCAGTATAGAAATAAATGAAAATAGTACAAGATATACTGACAACGCTAAAAATTTGATTGAAACTTATTTGAACTTTACAGATTTTGATATTTTGTTAATCACAAACAAAGTTGATAGGTTCAGTCAATTTACATCTAATAGAGTTAAAATTTTTGATTACGAAAAAAACTTCGATGAACCGATAATATCCGCAAACAAATTCAACATGCACTTGAAAAGATATCCTATAAAACTTGCTTCATATATGAAATACGATTATGTGTATTTTCACGACTGTGACTGTTTTATAGATGGGTGGGACAGGTTGAGTTATGAAAAAAAATGTAGAGAAGATTTTGACGTTGCATTTGTTTCTCACGCCAACCCACAACTCGGAGGATTGAGAACTACATATAAACATTTCCAAGACAAAATCAATTTAGAATTCGTTGGTCTTTATACTGAAGAAATGGACTTAGCCCCAAATCCTGCCGAAACAAGGGTACTTTTTAAAAATAATGAAAAATTACAAAATTTTATTTCTTTTTGGGATAAAATTTCCGAACAAAACAAAAACTTTTTCACGTATCACGATGGTCTTTATTTTGGAACATCATCGATTTACGCTAAAATGAAAATGATTGGTATCACACCTAACGAAAATTTTACAAAATATTGTAAAATTAGTCACGAAGACAGAGTTTTGGATTATTTTGGAAATACAGTGACCCAAGAAATAATAACAGATTTTAAAATTTTGGAACCAAGTGAAGATGAAATAATCGAAGAGGTTATTGGTAGTTTTGTTTACAATGATTTGTATGTTTTACAAATGTCAAATGTTAAAGAAAATCTTAAAACATTATTCGAAAAGGTTAAACCAATAAGGATTGTTGAGATTGGGACTGAATACGGGGGATTGACGTTAATTATATCCGATATATTAAACGAATTAAATTTAACTGAAAGTAAAGTTAGGAGTTATGATATAAAAGACTGTCAAAATTTGAACAAAAATTCTAACTTACCTGATAATATAGAATTCTTTTGTGAAAATATTTTCGAGAGCGATAAATTTAAATTAACTGAAAAATCTAAAGAAACCCTAAATGATTTTTTAAATACTGAAGGTGTTAATATTTTTATGTGTGACGGCGGTAATCAAGTAAAAGAATTCAAATCATTAGCTCCGATTTGTAAAAAGGGGGACATAATAATGGTTCACGATTATATAGAAAATTCAGACATTTTTGAAAAAGAATTCAAAAATAAAAAATGGAATTGGAATGAAATACAACTCAAAGACATTCAAGACATTATTGAATATTTGGATTTTGAAAAATTTGAATATGATAATATGTGTGAAGTAGTTTGGGGTTGTTTTATAAAAAAATAATTAAACAAATGAATAAAACAACATTAGTAACAGGACTTTGGGATATTGGTAGAGACCAATTACAAGACGGATGGTCAAGAAACTTCCAACACTATTTAAATAAATTAGAAGACCTTTTGAAGTTAGATAATAATCTAATAATTTTTGGTGATGAAACACTTAAAAACTTTGTGTTTGAAAGAAGGTCTGTTAATAACACGCAATTTATAACAAGAGATTCATCTTGGTTTAAAAATAATGATTATTATCAATTAATACAGAAAATCAGAACCAACCCTGATTGGTTTAACCAAGTCGGATGGTTATCTGAATCAACACAAGCAAAACTTGAGATGTATAATCCGCTTGTTATGTCCAAAATGTTTTTGTTACACGATGCAATGATTTTGGATAAATTTGATTCAGAATATATGTTTTGGATTGATGCCGGTATAACAAATACAGTGCATCCTGGTTATTTTACACATGATAAAGTTTTAGATAAATTACCTAAATATGTTAAAAATTTTCATTTCATAAGTTTCCCATATGAAACAACAAGTGAAATACATGGTTTCAAATATGATGAAATAAAAAAATATTGTAATTCAGATAAAGTTAATAAAGTTTCAAGAGCAGGTTTTTTTGGAGGAAAAAAAGGTTCATTAGGTGAGATAAATACAATTTATTATTCGTTAATGATGGACACATTAAATAATGGGTTAATGGGTACTGAGGAAAGTTTATTTACAATCATGACTTACCGAAATCCTGAATTAATAACTTATTCTTTAATTGATGACAATGGTTTAATATGGAAGTTTTTTGAAGATTTAAAAAATGATGATGTAAAAGTGTTAACCGAAGAAATTAAAGTTATCAAGAATGAAATTCAAAATGAAAACGAATCGTTATACTTGATAAAAGTTAAAGATTCCCAACAGTTTGAGAATTTGGTAAAAACACTATCTGAGAATAATCCAGATTTCTTAAAAAGTACTGAAACATATCTTATTAACAATTCGGTAGAAAATCAAAACGATGAAGATTATAAAAAAGTATGTAATGTAAATAAAATCAAATATTCGACATATAAAGATAATGAAACTGTTACTAATTTTTTTGAGGAATTAAAAAAATTAAAATCACTTAATACCTCAAAAGTTGGTTTATATGTTATAACATTTAATTCACCAAATCAGTTTGAAACTTTAATTAAAAGTATGTTAGAGTACGATTCTGATTTTATTAATAAACCAAGAAAATTTTTATTAGATAATTCAACCGATTTATCAACAACTCCGAGATATATTGAGTTATGTAATGAGTATAACTTTGAACACATTAAAAAAGATAACATTGGGATTACGGGTGGTAGAGTATTTGTTGCTGAACATTTCAATGAAACTGATTTAGATTATTATTGGTTTTGGGAAGATGATATGGCTCTATATCCAAAAAAAGATGAAGTTTGTAAAAACGGATTTAACAGATACGTTGATAGTTTATATCAAAAATCTATGGAGATTATTAAAAAAGAAAATTTTGATTTTTTAAAAATTTGTTTTACAGAATTTTATGGATCTAATGATGTGCAATTCTCTTGGTATAATGTGCCGCAAGAATTTCGGCAAAAACATTGGCCTGAAAAATCTAAATTACCTGTACAAGGTTTAGATCCAAATTCACCTAGAACAAAGTTTGATGAGATTCATATACATAAAGGATTACCATATATAACTGGTGAGGTCTATTTATCAAACTGGCCTATAGTATTAAGCAAAGAAGGTAATTACAAATGTTATTTAGAAACAAAATGGGCTAGACCATTCGAACAAACTTTAATGAGTTATTGTTTCCAAGAAACAATAAAAGGTAGAATTAAACCAAGTATTTTATTATTAACACCAATAGAACACAATCGCTTTGAACACTATTCAGCGGAATTAAGAAGAGAAAATTAATATAATATTTTATTAGTTTTTATTTTATCAAAATCAAGTATTTATATGTAAAAATATTTAATGAATTTTGATATCAAGAAAAACGCCACGTTACCACTCCTTAAAATTCAGGTGGTACGTGATGGGAGAAGTGATTATAACAAATTAATGGACTTGATTGAAGTTTCAGCTCTATTTTTTTCAATGGTAGATATCGAAACAGGAATCCCAAAGATAACTTCTCGTCCTGCGGGTTTTGTTGAAAAAACATTTGATGATCCAAATGCGGAACCTGAATATTATATTTATTATCAATTTACAAATAGAGATACCAGTAAGGTAGGTAGATATGAAGGCCAATTTTTAATTAAGAGTGATGAAGGTAATTTAATCATACCTATAAGAGAAAAACTTTATATAAATGTTCAAGAATCATTTATTGCAGATGAACTTGAATATGAAACATGTTATGTTTCAGGATTCCCATGTTGTGTTAATCCTCCACCTAAAATACCTCCAACACCTACTGTTACGCCTACTGTTACACCAACACCTACCGTAACAACAACCAATACTCCAACTGAAACAGTAACACCTACCGAAACACCTACTCAAACACCAACACCTACTAATACCGAAACACCTACTCAAACACCAACTGTTACACCAACACCAACATTGGCTTTAGAACCTGGTGGGTTATTAGGTTTATGGTTGGCGGAATCCCCAATAACATTACCATATGTTTCAGGTGGTACTTACACCGGAACAATTTATTGGGGTGATGGTTCTATATCGGCCAATACATATGAAAATAGAACGCATGATTATGCGGTATCTGGGGTATATCAAATTTATATACTTGGTGACATTGAAGGATTTAGTTTTAGTGAAAATCCTGATTATAAAGACAATTTATTAGAAATTAAAAGTTGGGGTAAATTAAGAGGATTAAACAATTCAAATGAATACATGTTTGAAGGTTGTACAAATCTTAGTTTATCAGCGACCACAGATACATTAATATTGACAGGTATAACGAGTCTCGAAGGAATGTTTAAAGATTGTTCTTCAATAGGTGTTATATTCAATGGTGAAAATTGGGACTTATCTGATGTACAAAATATGAGTTATATGTTTAATGGTGCAAGTCAATTTAACCAAGATATTGGAAATTGGAATGTATCAGGTGTTACTGATATGTTGGGATTATTTGAATCTTCATCTAACTTTAATAATGGTGGAAATTCTTCTATTAATAATTGGGATGTTTCAAATTGTCAAGTTATGACAAATATGTTTGCATATGCTTCATCATTTAATCAAGATATTAGTAGTTGGGTTGTATCAAATGTTACAGATATGGGAGGTATGTTTATAGAAGCTACCGAATTTAATCAAAATATTGGAAGTTGGGATATCTCATCTGTTAATAATTTACAATACATGTTTAACGGGGCAATCTCATTTAACAATGGTGGAAATTCTTCTATTAATAATTGGGACATTTCAAATGTAACTGATATTAGTTATGTTTTCAGTGATTCGGCATTTAACCAACCTTTAAATTCTTGGAACACGTCAAATATTATTAATATGGAAGGGGTATTCTTTGCTAACGAATCATTCAATCAAGATATTAGTAGTTGGGATATTTCTTCGGTTATAAGTTTAAATAACATGTTTAATGGGGCAATCTCATTTAACAATGGTGGAAATTCTTCTATTGGAAATTGGGATATAACAAATGTGGTTGATTTAAGTTACACTTTTGCAAATACACCATTCAATCAAGATATTAGTAGTTGGGATACAAAAAATGTAACATCAATTGCGGGATGTTTCCAAGGAGCATCAGGATTTAACCAAAATATAGGTAGTTGGGTTGTTTCAGGTGTTACTGATTTATCTTATATGTTTGATGGAGCAAGCTCATTTAATAATGGTGGAAATTCTTCTATTAATAATTGGGATGTATCGCAAGTAACAAATTTTGAATCAACATTTAGAAACGCGGCATCATTTACACAAGATATATCAAGTTGGGATATTTCAAATTCCATTAGTTTGAAAAACATGTTTAATGGCGCAATTTTATTTAATATAAATCTTGAAAATTGGAGTGGTAAAACATCTAATGTTCAAACTATGGAAGGATTATTCCATGATGCGGATTTATTTAATCAAAATATCGGTTCTTGGGATGTTTCTCAAGTAACTTCATTAAAAGACATGTTTAACGGAGCCATTTCATTTAATAATAATGGAGATTCTTCAATAAGTGGATGGAATGTATCTAATGTAACAGATGTTAGTGGAATGTTTTATGGGGATAGTGCATTTACTCAAAATTTAAATGGATGGGGAAGTAACACATCATCATTTGAAATGGTAAATGGAATGTTTGCATTCACAAATTACGATCAACCTTTGGATAATTGGAACACTTCAAATTTCAAAGATATAAGTGAGATGTTTAGACAATCCACATTCAACCAAAATATTGGAGGATGGGATGTATCAAATGTAACAGGAATGACTTTTGTATTTAAAGATGCGGCATCATTCAATAATAATGGTAGTTCGTCAATTAATAATTGGAATGTGTCTAGTGTCGTTAATATGAATTCTATGTTTGAAAGTGCTTTAGTATTTAATCAACCATTAAATTCTTGGGTAGTTTCTAATGTTATTGACATGACCAATATGTTCAATTATGCTTTAGCATTTAATCAAAATATTGGTAATTGGGATTTATCCTCTGTAGAATATATCGATCAAATGTTTTCAGAGGCCGGTTCATTTAATAATGGTGGAGATCCATCAATTGGTGGATGGAATACCACTAATCTATTCCAATTAAGATATGTATTTAATGGGGCAACCGCTTTCACTCAGAATATTGGAAATTGGGATGTTTCAAATGTTTTTGATATGACTGGAACATTTAACAATGCAATTAGTTATAATCATTCATTTAGCGGTTGGAATATGTCTGAAGTCACAATAGCGACATTGATGTTAAATAACACTGGTTTATCACAAGAAAACTATGATAATACTTTAATTGCTTGGTCAGGATTAACTTTAAAAGACAATGTTAATTTTGGTGCAAATGGTTTGATATTCTCAGATTCTCCTTGTCCTGCTTATCAGGCAAGAGATTATATATATAATACATATAATTGGTTATTCATTGATGATTTTGTGGGTCTTTGCTCAAATCCAATTGAAATTTTATTTGGAGTATATTACGAATCAGGGTCAACCATAGCAAATTATAGTTTTTCTGCAACGTCTGTATTAGCGGAAGATTTAACAATAACATTCACCAATATTTTATACAAAAATGATGGAACAGAATATTTGGTACCAACAGGTTTAACGATAAGTGCGGGTAGTATCACAGGTGAAACAGTGGTTACTATAAATGATTTAGAATTTAGCGGATTAAACTATAATCAAATTTCATTTACAGGTGTTTCTGGATCATCAACAGGACTTACATATGTGAATTATTCAAATGTGGAGTTTCAAGGTCAACCAAAACCGCAACTTATTAATTATAAATTTGAATCTTGTTGTCAACCAATAAGAAGAATATCCGCTAAAGTACCTTTAAGCGCTTTAAGCTCACCTAATGGATGGGTTTATTCAGGATTTGGTATTAATGATAATGGTACATGTTTTGTTCCTTATATGTCAGGTGGAACTGGTTACTATGGAGAAGTTTGGGGACCAGAAATAAAAAATTGTTCAACTAATTATGGTTGTAATCCTTGTCCTTCACCAAGACCAACTCCAACTCCTACAAAAACTCCAACAAATACGCCTACAAATACGGCTACACCTATAACGCCAACTCCTACAGCTACACCTATAACGCCAACTCCTACAAAAACTCCAACAAATACACCTACAAAAACAAAAACACCCACACCAACTAGAACAGTAACACCAACTAGAACAGTAACACCAACGGTAACTCCAACAAATACACCTACAATTACAAAAACACCTACAAATACACCTACAAATACAAAAACTCCAACACCAACTCAAACACCATTATGTTTTGAAAATGATTCAATATACAACTCTTTATCTTCTACTGGTAAGACAGCTTATTTAGGGGCAATTGTAAATGGTTATTTAGAAGTAAGTGAAGAAGATTATTTAAATGTTATGAATGGAGTATCGGGCGCCACAACATATGGACCTACAACATTCAACCAATTTACAGGATCAACTTTGGGACAATTTGGTTCACCATTTATTGTTGGTGATACCACACAAGCAGGACTGGGGGCAAATAATTACTTACTTGGTTTTGCTATGAGAGGTTCAAGATCTGGGGCTTTAGGTAATTATACAGTTAATGTTTTACAAACAACAGGAGATATAACAGGAGGTACATATACCGCGATCACTAATAGTATAAGTTTCCAAAACAGTGTTTCAAATTCTAAAAAATATTTCATAAGAAAATCACCTCAGAATGTTGAAAACGTACCTTCATATTTATCTTTATCTTATTCAAATAATATCACCCAATTAAATTTAACGAATAGAGATCTGTTCTTTGATACAAATGGAACTCCACCTTATTCGATAATTAATACAAGACCAATTGCTTTTATAACAATGGTTTCTAATATTAATTCTTGGACCGGGTGCCCTATTACACCTACTCCTACTGAAACTACAATACCTACGCCAACAGCAACTCCAACTGGTTCTATATCTACAACACCTACGCCAACAGCAACTCCAACTGGTTCTATATCTACAACACCTACAACACCTACTCCTACTGAAACTACAATACCTACGCCAACAGCAACTCCAACTGGTTCTATATCTACAACACCTACGCCAACAGCAACTCCAACTGGTTCTATATCTACAACACCTACGCCAACAGCAACTCCAACTGGTTCTATATCTACAACACCTACAACACCTACGCCAACAGTAACTCCAACTGGTTCTATATCTACAACACCTACTCCTACTGAAACTACAACACCTACGCCAACACCTACTGAAACTCAATCTGCAACACCTTCATTTGTCTCTATTTGGGATGTATCAAATCCATTTAGTTTATTGGTATTACCATTATCTCCAACTGGTATTTATTCAGGAACAATAAATTGGGGTGACGGTAATATAACAACATTAGATGATTATTCTGATGGATCTCACATTTATGGCTCAAATGGTGAATACACTGTTACAATAACAGGACAAATTGAGGGTTGGGATTTCGGTAATTACGCCTCAGGATATGCCGCATCAATTAAAGAAATATTAAGTTTCGGGTCATTAATAGGTGAAGGAAATTCAAACGCGACTATGTTCGCTAATTGTACAAATCTTGTATTAACTGGAGTTACAGACACACTTAATTTAAGTGGGATTACTTCAACTCAAAGTATGTTTGCCGGTTGTTCGTCAATAACAACAGTTAACAATATGAATAGTTGGGACGTTTCAAGTGTAACAAATATGAGTAATATGTTTGATTTAGCATCATCATTCAACCAAAACATCGGTGGTTGGAATGTTTCAGGTGTTACAAATATGAGTAATATGTTTTATGGGGCAACATCATTTGATCAACCTATTGGAAATTGGAATGTTTCAGGTGTTACAAATATGAGTAATATGTTTGGTTACGCATCATCATTTAATCAACCATTAAGTGGATGGAATGTTTCAAATGTAACAAATATGAATAGTATGTTTATTGAGGCAACACTATTCAATCAACCTTTAAGTGGTTGGGATGTGTCAAATGTTACGGATATGAATAGTATGTTTTATTTAACATCATTCAATCAAAATATCGGAAATTGGGATGTGTCAAATGTAACAGATATGGGTAGCATGTTTGAAGGGATAACATTATTCAATCAAAATATCGGAAATTGGAATGTTTTAAATGTTACAAACATGCAATATATGTTTAGAGGTGCCACTAATTACGACAATGGCGGTAATAATTCAATTAGTGGTTGGACAACATCTGCTTGTACTAATATGTTTGGAATGTTTAATGGAACTAAATTTAACAGAAATATTGGAAATTGGGATGTGTCAAATGTAACGGATATGGAAAGAATGTTTTTTGATGCAACACTATTCAATCAAGACATCGGTGTTTGGGATGTTTCAAATGTTTCAAACATGGCTTTAATATTATCATCTACAACATCTATGAATTTTAGTTCATCTAACTATAGAGAATTACTTGTAGGTTGGGACGGGTTAGTACTCCAAAGTGGCGTGACATTAGATGTACAACAGTGTTATTTATCAGGAAGTTCACAAACGTCAAGAACACAAATAATAACAAATTATAATTGGACTATAAATGACTTAGGACAATGTTAAAAAAAATTGATTTTGGTGAAAAAAATATTATTTTGTTAAAAATTGATTAGACTAATATTTACATAAGAAGTTGTCATGAGTTATATATTAAAAAACACATCTGGGTTAATAAACACATTATTAACCGATACCGCAAGAAAAAAGATTTCACAAGGTAAATTTAACATTTCTTATTTTCAAATAGGTGATAGTGAGGTTTCTTACAATACATTACCAAATACTTATGACCAAACAACAACAAATGTACTTTATCCTCAGTTTAATGCTCAAAACAATACAGGTGTTCCCGAATCTAATAAACAAAATGTAAAATATCCTTATTATGTTGATGCCGGTAGTTTAAACACTTATGGAGTTCCTTTTATGGCTTCGGTAGCTTCACCAGTATATAATAGAGCGGCAATAAGAGGATTTTTTACAGGAGATTTTACATCATCCACAATTTCTTGGAGCGCTCTTACAAATAGTCAATATGCAATAAATGCAAATTATGTTGTAAGTATGAATAGTTTAAGTTGTAAGGATTATATTGATATTTCTTTATCAACTTGTTATACCGATCCTGTTAGAGAACCAAGAGCAGGTGATTTTATTACAATATATTATGATAGTAATGGTTTAAATAATTGTACGTGTGTTTACCCAACACCAAGTCCAACACCAAGTCCTACCGCAACACCTGACAATACTCCTACACCTACTCCATCACCTACACCTACAATAGGTAGTAATCCATGTGCAACACCATCACCATCTCAGACGCCATCTTCAACACCTTGTTTAACACCATCATTGTCTCCACCATGTCCTCTACCAGATCCTGCAGTTTGTACTATTTCAATAGAAAGTTGTTATCAAATTTTAACATATAGAATAACTAGTGTTTGTGGTTCTAGAATAAATTTAGATAGACAAACACCCGATTTTTCAGGATTTTCAGGTTATGCTAGAGTTATAATTTATCCTGGTTCTATGAATGAAATTTATGATTCATTTACACCAAGAAGACATTGGAATGATAATGTTATAAATTTTGAATCCGTATGTGGTTTAGATCAGTTTGAGGTTAAGATATGGAATATGAATATTCCTTGGTCAGAAAATCCGGCCGGTTTAGATACTGGAACTTATTTAGGATATGATAGTTTTGGATCCAGAACTTATTTGGGAAGTAAAGAATATTTTGGTTATTCTAGTAAAAAAGGACAAACTTTTGTTAATGGTATATCTAGCACCGCAACAACTGCAACAACAGATACATATTATTATAATTCTTTAGGTGATATAATTTATGTTCAACCTGAAGAACAAAAAGCAATAGCTATAATTCATTATACAAATAATACAATTGATTTATTCTATGGTGAAAAATTTGCTCTAGAACCATATGATGACACGGCAAACGATACAACAGGTCAAGCTAGAAATTTTAGAATTCACATTCCTTGGTTAATGTGGCATAAAAATCCAAATTGTTGTAATGGAGAAACTTTTTATGTTGATCCACCAAATTTTGAAAATTTAAATTTATTTGAAATAAATTATATACAATCAAATAAAAACTTGGATATGAATAGTCCGGGTATTAGATATTATAATTTGTGGGACACACATGCAAATATAGATGGTTATCCGAGTAGAGTAGGAAAAGTTTTCCCTGATTATAAAATAATAATTATAGATGATGAAGAAATAATAGCCGCTATGTCCTATAAGTCCAATAGAAATTGGACATTACCAGCCCCAAGAGTTTCTTTAATCACTCCTAATACTTGTGGAACAGATAATAACTCAACTGTGGGAATGTTGTCAGGCACAAATCAAACCCTATACGTTAGTTATTTATTATCAGATCCTAATTTCTGTATTAATAATTTACATTGTAATTATTATCCCTACATAGTAGGTCCTAATTTAAATTGTAATCAAGTTGATCCTCAAAATGTTGCGGTTAGATTTGGTTCGGAGTTTTCTTGTTTAAATAAACCATGCCCAGCTGTTTGTGGTATAGATGAAGGATACTACGCTAGTAAATTTGAAATAATTTGTCAATTAGTAGAAAATGGTGAAAGACCACAATCTGATGAATGGAGAATAATAGATTTTACAGAACAAATATCGGCATCAACTATTAACGGATATATAACACAAAGCGGATTAACAGGTTCTACTTTTGTAATTACTTTAGAAGATTACAATTCAGCGCCGATTTATGATTTATCTAACTATGTATCTGCCGTAACAATTGGAAGTAGTGGACAAACTCTTAATTTTGGAGATGAATATTATTTTTATGGAGATGTAGAAACAGACATTGAATCAACTATATATGAAATGAAATATAAAATCAATCTGAGTCAATCTGAATTTACATATTCATCAAACCCAAGTTGGACGCCCGGAACCCCTTCTTATATAACAGAAATTGCTCTTTATGATTCGGATAAGGATTTAATGGTTATATCAAAATTACAATCACCCGTACAAAGACAATTTGTACAACAATTCTTAGTTAAGTTCGATTTTTAAAAAAATATTTATTTTTTTTAAAAAAATATTAATTTTCAATTAATGAATAATAAGAAAAAAAAATTCCAAAAACAAATTGACATTAATTCACCAAAAATACTTGGATTAGATGTATCAAGTAAAACTATAGGTTTTGCTCTATTTGATATTGAAACAAAACAACTATTAGAATTAACACATATATCTCCAATAGTTAAACCCAAGGTAGAAAATAAAATTGAAGAATTACTTTTGAAAAGTAATATTTTTGAAACTAAAATTGCCCAATATAAAAACTTTGGAATAACAAAAGTTATTATTGAAGAACCTTTATTAAATAGTAATAATATATATACTGTACAAACATTACTTAGGTATAATACTCTTATTTTTGAAAAGATATATAGAACCTTGGGTATAATGCCCGAATTTATATCAACATATAATTCTAGAAAATTTGCTTTTCCTCATTTAGTTAAAGAAAATCAAAATGGAAAATTTGTCCTTTTTGGAGGTTTTCCGAAGGATTGTGATAAAAAAATGATAATATGGGAGTTAATTGCCAAAAAAGAACCACAAATTATATGGTCTTATACAAAAAATAATACCCTTAAAAAAGAAAATTTTGACCAATCCGATGCCTATTGTTGTGTGCTAGGTTATATGAAAAAAGAAAAATTATGGTGATTTGAAAAAAAAGTTTTTGGATTTCAGAATAATTGGTATATTTGTATTCAACAATCAAGGATATGTCAACACGTTCAAAAACTTTAAATCTTCATGAGTGGTCAAAAGATGACACTATTATTAGTTTATATGTTACAAAATTTGGTAACAAAGGAATGTACCTTAAAAATGAGGTAGAAATTGCCAAGTTCATTGGAACATCAGTTGGATCACTCAAGATGCAATGCGCTAATATTCGTACTTTATTGGGGGATAGAAAAAATTCACTATCTGATTTTTCTTCTTTACAAGAGCAAGTCTATAAAGAGTATGGTAGTTTGTCACAAATGGAGTTGTTAAGAGTTGTTAAGAACATAATAAAACAAGATGAGTTTGAAAGAATTGAAATATTGAAGAGGATGGGTAAAGATCCTCGTAAATTAGTTAAAATCAATTGATTTTAAAACAAAATATTGTAGTATTTATTACTAATGGCCGATATATCAGGATTATTAGTAAAGAATTCATATGACTATGTACTACAGTGTGATTTCATTACAGGAATTGTTTATAGGATTGGTGGTACTATTCCCGCTAATCCAATATTTTATGAAGGGTTAAAGGTTAATTCTGCATTTACATATAATAACGGATCAGAATCACCTGGATATGTTTTATTAACTGATGGAACGGGCTATGCTTATTGGGGACCTATGTCTTCAGCAACTCCATCATCTGGGGTTACTTCAATCACAGTAGGAAATGGTTTATCGGCAAATTCATCTACCGGAGCAGTAACAATAGTTTTTACAGGACAAACAGGATTAAGTGGTGATTATCTTCCATTATCAGGTGGAACTGTAACAGGCGGAACTATATTCACAAATGGTATTTCCGCAAACACAATATCAGCAACGACATATATTAATTATCCCGACAGTTATGTTACAGGTGTCACATTTAATTTGAATGTTTTAACAATAAACCAAAACAGAACTGACACATTTTCTTCTTTAACTGTCAATTTAACAGGTCTTACCGCTTCAACATCAGTTGTTCAAGGTATAACAGGGATAACCGCAACTGGTGGGTTATCATCAAATACCATAGATAATCAAACTACAATTATTAATACTGCACCTGATCAAACTGTTACCATAACTGGAGGAACAAACATTCAAGTTATAAGTAATTATCCAAATTTTGGTATTAATTTTACAGGAACTACAGGTACAAGTGGTGATTATCTTCCATTATCAGGTGGAACTGTAACAGGCGGAACTATATTCACAAATGGTATTTCCGCAAACACAATATCAGCAACAACATATCAGAATTTACCAGATAGTTTTCAATCAGTAAAAATAAATGGAATAACACAATTCTCCGCTAATACTGGTAATTTTATAAATTTCAGTGGGGCAAATTTAACAATAACTTCAGGATCTACAAATACTTTAGTTTTTTCTGCGGGAACTGGATTACAATATTTTGTATCGGCATCAACACCATCGGCAACTTTAATAAGTGGAGACCGGTGGTTTAATACGGACACAGGTATTGAACTTGTTTGGATTAATGATGGTGATTCACAACAATGGGTTCAACCTTTTTCAGTACCAGGACCAATAATACCTGATTCCGGTTATTATACAACAACAGGAATCACAACTTCACAAACTTTAACATGGGATAAAACATATTGGGGTATAAGCGGAACAACAAATATTGATTTAATTTTGCCTACAACTACATTAAAAGATGGCCACTATATATTTATAAAAGATGAAGCCGGAATCTGTGGTACTTATAGAATAAGATTAACTCCCGCTTCAGGAAAAATAGATGGAAATAATTACGTTGATATGAACATAAACTATATGTCTCTAACTTGCATGGTTAGAAATGGTAATTGGTATTTAATATGAGTTTTATATATAATAATGCGGTAAAATATTCTGATAGTCCAAATTTAGATGCCTTCGGTAGATTAAGAATAGCCGCAATCACAAATCTTTTGGATATCAAACACGTTTATGATAAGAATCCACTTCAGGTTAATGAGTTGACAGCAGGAACGGCCACTTCAATTTTTAGTCAAGAATATGCTAGAGTTAGAATGTCAACTTCAGCAAATAATAGTTTAGTAATCAGACAAACAAAAACACATCCAATATATCAACCAGGTAAGAGTCAATTATTTGAGGGTAGTTTTTCAAACTTCCAAATAGAAACTAACGTAATTAAAAGAGTAGGATGTTTTGTTTCAACAACCGCATCAACATATAATTCTGTATTTGATGGGTTTTTCTTGGAAAGTAATGGAGTTACAAATGAGATAAGTTTTCAAATTTGGAGATCAGGTACAACAATATATAGTGCTGCGACAACAACTTGGGAAACTTCTGAATTTGACCCTACCAATTTAAATTGGACAAACACCCAATTACTAATGGTTGATTATCAATGGTTAGGTGTTGGCAGAGTGAGATTTGGCTTGAACTTATCTGGTCAAACAATTTATTATTCTGAACATAATTGTGCAAACAATGAACCTTATGTTTATATGTCATCACCCAACCAACCAATTAGATATGAGATAAGACAGGTTGGGGCGGGGTCCGGAAATTTTGATATGATATGTTCACAAGTGTCGACCGAAGGTGCGTTAAATGGATTGTATAGTACCGTAGGTATTATCCATAGTGACACGGCAACGTTAAGTTCATCAGGGACAAAATATCCTTACATAGGATATAGATTAAAACCGGATTATAAAAGTATCACGTCCCAATATAGTAGTTTAAGTGTCTTAAACACATCAAATGATAATTATTTATTAACCATTGAATTTAACCCAACGTTATCATCAACACCTGTTTGGACTGATATTCCAAATTCACCATTCCAATATTCATTAGGTACTGGAGCAACAACGATAACCACAGCGGGGCACATTATGTCATCTTTAATTGGTGAAGCGGGAACTTCGGCACTTACTACTTTAAAATTAGATGATAATCAAATAAGGGTAGGTTCAAACATTAACGGAACATTAGATGAAATGTGGGTTTGTTTAAAACCTTTAGGTGCTAACGCCACATTTTTAGGTACCGCCGAAATATTATATTATTTATAAGATATGCCAATTAATTTTCCAAATAGTCCGTCACCAAATCAACAATATACCTACGATAATAAAACGTGGGAATGGAATGGTACATATTGGGAAGTATATTCTGCCTTGACAGGTTATATTACCAGTGCTTATACTGTTGGTAATGGAGTTTCAGATATCTCAGGTGTTACAAATGGAAATATTGTTCTTAAAAGTTTTAGTGGTATTAATTTAACAATATTAGATAATAATGATAAATTAACCTTTAGCGCATCACCATACTTTGATACAACAATAACAGGTGCAACATATTCAAATAACACATTTACATATACAAACAATACTGGTGGGTCATTTAATGTATTATTCGATACTGTAACAGGTCTTACCTCTACAGGTACGATTAGTTCAAATATAATATCGGCAACAACTTATCAGAATTTACCATCTTTTAATTCTGTAAGAATTAACAATACCACTCAATTTTCAGGAGTTAACAATAACTTTATAAATTTTAGCGGAATAAACCTTACCATAACATCCGCAGCAACAAACACATTAGTTTTAAGTGCGGGTACGGGTGGAGAAACTGTTACTTCAGTTCAAGCAATAGCACCTATAACATCAAGTAGTGGTGCAACACCTACAATATCAACTTCTATGAATACCAATAGAATTATTGGTAGAACAACAACAGGTACTGGAGTAATGGAAGAAATACAAATTGGTAATTTTTTATCATTAAGTGGTGGAGTTTTGTCAGGAGTACCACCAGTAGAAACAGGTCAATTATATACAAACGGATGGAATATTGCACCTACTATTATTGGGAATACAACTGGTGGCGGAAGTACAGGTTCAGCAAATTCTTGGGCTTTAGTTGCAAGATATTTTGCTCCAAATAGTGCAATATCTCAAATTGGACTTAGAGTAGACGCATTTACAACAAATGTTACATTGCGTTTAGCAATTTATGATTCAACCTACGATTCAACTAATTGTAGATTTATCCCTAATAATAGAATTGGCAATTCAGGCGCAATAAGTGTAACAGGATTAGGATTTTACTCATTTACATTCCCAAGTATATTAACCGTTAGTGGATGGGTATTTTTTTGCATGGGATTTACAGGAACAGGTTGTTCTTATCGAAATGTCGCAACCGCCTCAATAATTGGATTGCCAGCACAACTCACAACAGGTACGCCACAAGGAACATCATCATCAGGTAAAAATGGTAAATATGATAATACAACAAATAGTACATCTTCAGACCCTCCTAATCCTTGGACAGGCACATTAACACAAAATAATTCAAATATTCCAGCAATTTATTTTTTTGTACCATGATAATAGCACATTACAAATACGGATTAGATGAAAATGGTAATACAATATTAATAAGTATTGAATATTACGAAGAAGAAGTTGTTGCGGCATCAACTAATCCTGTTAGATTTGAAGGATTACAACAATCAGCAAATACAAGATATTTGGTCGCAAATGTGGATGGAGTTGTTACTTGGACATCATTGCCTACAGATATCAGAGTAACAGGTGCAACATATTCAAATAACACATTTACATATACAAACAATACTGGTGGGTCATTTAATGTATTATTCGATACTGTAACAGGTCTTACCTCTACAGGTACGATTAGTTCAAATATAATATC